CCAATGTCTCTTGCCTTCTCGGCTAATTCAACTGCTGATTCCTTCTGATCACCAGATTTACCCGCATCTTCAGCTGGAGGAGCATCTACTGGAGGTGCTTCCATAGCTGGAGGAGCAGAAGAATCTACTGGAGGAGGTGGAGGGGCTGCTTGAGCACCCTTTACAAGAGCACGAATTTTATCAGCACCTTGTGCTTTTACTTTTTCAAGTAATTTGGTTCCAAACTCTTTAGTTGCGATACTATCATGTAATACTTCAGAACGACCACCAGATAATTCATTTACTGATGCAGTTAAGATAAGCTTGTCGCCATTATAAACTTCCCATGCACTGTTTCCCAAATCAGCAGTGCCATTATCATTAGATACTCTAACAAACTTTGCTCTAAGGCCAGCTCTACGTAGCATTTCCTTACGCTTTAATTCGTCGGAAACATCTGCGGAGCTTGGAGATGGATGAAGGCCATCAACTGGACCAACGCCTGGGAAAGGCTTTTGTCCGGTCATATGCTTATCTTCACGATCACGAAGTTGTTCATTAAGCTTGTCTGCTGGGTACTTTACTTTACCTGGGGTTGGCTCATTAACGCCCCCGCCACCTAGGAAGTATGCAGTTCTATTTTCAAGAGCTGACTTTGCAAGGTTAACGATCGCTTGACGGCGAGTCGCGCGCTCTTCTGACTCTGCACGGGCAAGCATTTTCTTGCGCTCAAGTTCATTGGATTGCTCCGCAGAATCTGGGCTTGGGTGCATGCCATCAACTGGCCCTACACTTGGGAATGGAGATTGACCTTGCATTTGTCTATCTTCTTTTTCACGAAGTTGCTCATTTAGAGGATCTTTTGGATACTTTACTTGGCCTGGGGTTGGTTCATTGACGCCGCCTGCACCTTGGTAGTAACCTTGTTTGATATTATTTGTACCTGACATATTTTCCTCTTGTGTGTTTATAGTAGAAGTGTTTGCTAACTTATCCAAGCTTTGTTTCATTTGGCTCAACTTGGTTTCGATGGTCTTTGTGACCTCTTGAAGTTCAGCGATAAGGTCCACTCCTACCTCAGCAGAAGCATATCTTGCATGTGGTGGAGCCAATCCAGAATCAGCAGACGGAGTTTCCGTCAATTGATCAGATGCCATATCATTACCATGTTCTGGCATATTTTCTTCATTTGCTAATGAAGATTGCAGGTTCTGGAAATCTGCAATTGCTTTATCAACATCCTTGCGGAATGTCTCTAAATCTTTGGAATTTACAGTAACATTAGTTACAGCGGAGCTATCAGATGAGGCGCCCTGAGTAAAATTAATATTAGCAGTAAAACTTTCTGCGAATTTGCTTAATTCATTTTGTTTAGTTTCAACATAAGCATTTAATGTATTAGCTGCTGCAATAATATGTTTAATATTAGCTTTTGGATCGGCACCATTAACAACAATAGATAACTCTAATGGATTTAGATCAACGTTAATTTCACCGTAGCCACTCTTGCGTCTCATGTGGTCGCAGAAATCTTGTTCCGTGCGAGCGACAGTTGCACAATCAGTACAAATTGCTTTTCCTACTGCCGTACCCATTGATACGCAGTTAGAAACTCCAGTTGATACTTGACGCGCTAATTGAGGATAGCCAGCTTTATCTAAAGCGCATAATGCAATAACTCTTCTATGAACACGATCATAATGAGTATCAACAATAAAGCCTCTTACATGATCTACCGAGCTTGACTTATGATCGATGCAAAGAGGCTTTCCTACCCATTTTCTATATGCTTTGACTAGTTCTTCTTCGGGGAAGATATCGCCATTAGAATTCTTATAAGGCTTAACGCTCGAATCATTGCTGGTCCAACGCCATGTTCCGCCACGTTTATCCCAACCCACTTGAAGTGGTTCACCTTTAATAGTTAATTTTGTTGTTCCGTCATCGTTAAGGCCAGCAGCTTCTGCTGCGTGCATCATTACGGCGGAAAAATACAAAAAATCTTCAGCTTTTGGAGCGACCTTCTTCAGGTTAGTTGCAAATTTTCTAAAGTTCTCTAAAATCTCAGCACTAACAGCTGGAAGACACGATTCCGTATTCTCCACTCTGTTAATTTCAATTAGTTCACCTAGTTTAACAAATGACATGCATTATCCCCCTGATTTATTCATTTCTGAATCATCAGATTGGTCTGATGTTTTAACTGTTTTCTTAGATAACTTCTTAGCAGACTTTTTCTGCTCTTCAGTCATCTCTTCAGTCTCAACAACTGACAATATTTTTCCATCACCGTGCTTAATAAAAGCCATTATAATTTCCATATCTTATTATTGATAATTTTGCCAACTGTTCCATAATCCGTATCATATTTTGCGGCTAATTCTCTATATGAAACTAACCCAGTATTATAATCTTCTCTTATATGTCCAACTATATCCCAAGTTAATTTAGATTTCGGATGATTTTCACCTAATTTTGATTTAGACATTTTTATACGAGTTTCAATAGATGGATTTAATCCTATTCGTGATTTGGACATTTTTTCTTTAGTATGTATTGAGTGCATTTTTCCAATATGCGCCACTGATATTTTTATTTTAGTCTCTTCAGATTGCTTTCCGCGAGAGCCGCCTTCTCGAATATTATAACCATTATTTATACTATTATATTCAGTAATATAAAAAATTTCCCAATAATCAGCATCTTCTTGCGTAATAGTAGTTGATAACATCTGAATTAAAAAATTATCTCTACCATACTTATTCATAGCATAAAATAATTTTTTATTACTATCACTCTTCTTATGCTCATTAAATCTTTTAGTAATTGAGCACCAAGTTTGTCCAACATATACTTTTTCATTAGCAAAATTGGTTATTTTATATATGGTACAATTACGCATTAATTTATCTTACGGCATTAACTTCAATCATATATGTTAATATTCCCATTATAGTCCGGTATTTTAGTCGCCGGGCTGTGAAGTTCTCTCCTTTATTACATCATTTAATTGATCTTGACGCTTATTGAATAGATCCATAATCAATGGAGTCTTCTCTTCAATCTGCATTTGTAAATCAGAACTAACATTATCTACCCAACTTGTTGCTAGTATATTAGTTTGTATATGAGTCTTAATTCTCTCATCAATAATCTTTTTAATTTCATCGCCTTGCTGTTGAATATCTTCAATACTCTTTACGGCATCTTGCGCAAATGTTTTAGACTCTAAAGTATCAAACATCTCAACAAATTCATTTACTTTACCTTCTAATTCATCAATAGATGATATAAAAGATTTCATTAGTTTAAGTATTTGAGTATCAGAATGAAATGGCTGCATTACATTGACGCATTTAAAGGCGGCCTTCTTAAAATCATTGAAATTTTCGACGGATTTATCTCTAAAGCGGCGTAATGCGGCCCTAGCATTCATAACGTCTTTAGGTTGCATATCTGGACTATCCTTAAATGGAGTCTTCATAATATTAAGATGATCCAATGCCATATCTAAAACTTTAGAAGTATGATTAAAGAATAAAAGAGCCTTTTCAGACTGATTTTTCTCCTCATCAGATACTTCATAGCTCATTTGTACGGCATATGCTCTCTTAATCATAAAAAAATCCACCATTATTTTCTGTTGGGCCAAATCCTCGGCCTCCAGCATCATTGTTATAGACTCCAACCATTGGAACGACATCTTCTTCTTTATGATCATGTTCCGTTATTGGCTTACCTGGATTATAATTTTCGCGAGTTTGAGGCTGATCTACTATAAAATTATATACTGCATCCATAGGATTCTGTCTAGTTACATTAAGAAATGGAGCAAATGATCCCTGATGTCCCTCATCTAAAAATGAGTCTCGATTATCTCCAACATACTCTCGTTCATTGGAAACTATATCAGTACTATTATTATCCTTACCTGGCTTACAGCATCTAATAAGTTTCTCAAAAACTGCGATTGGTCTTGGATCTACATCTAAACCAAATCCTAATACCTTAGCCTCTTCGATAGCATCTTCTGGTTTTTTACCAAGATACTTGCATTCGACTAAAGCTACTGCTAATCCAGTTCTATCTTTGCCAGCGGCACAATGAACATAAACAGGGCCGCCTTCTAAAAATAATTCTTTTAGATTTTGCTTAACAAAATGTAATAAAGATGGAAGAAAGTGCTCCATCTCAATAGGCAGCATAATATGTTTAATATGTAAAAGCTTAGTGGCACGATCAATTTTATCGCCAGTCATTTTATCTAGACTTACAATTTTTTTAATACCAAGATTGTCTTTTAACCAAGCGACATCTTGAATAGAAGGGGCGCTTCCTCGATAAAGATTATCGGTTACTTTTCTAAAGCGCTGTATCATTTTATAAATTACTCACTAAGTTGTTAAGCACTTCACGTACATAATGAGGATCATGATTAAATAAAACATGCTTTACGAATGTAATAGATTGGCCTATACCAGCAGTTGGAGGCATCTTCTTTTGAGAAATCTCATCCGCATTAAAAGTATAAAACTTCTGTCTTAAACTATTAATTGCTGATTGTCTTCTTTCTAAAGGTATTTTATTAAGAGTAAATCTAACAATGTCAGCTAAATACTTTCCAACTTGAACAGGATCCCCTAATTCACTAACAGCTGCGCTTTTAACAAGCTTCTTCTTCATTTTAACCTTATGTTTCTTATCAAACTTAACTAAAGAGTTCTGTAATGCAACTTTTTCTGGCTTCTGAAGTTTTGCCTTGACTGCCTTATCAAATTCTTTCTTAAATAAAATAAGAAATATTCTAACTTGTTCTTTAGGTGCTTTTTGTCTCATCTCGCGCATAATTGCAGAATAAGCAAAATCTACTGCGCCAGTTAAGTCAATAACTTTCTCTTCTTCATCATCTGAATCATCGGCATCTTGGTGCTTAAAAAATTCAACTTGACGCAATCTTTTGACAGCATCTTGTTTTGAGTCAGAGGTTCCCAAATTTTTGCCTTTTTCAGACAATACACGATATTTACCACCTGGTAACTTCCTAATTTTGGCAAGCTTATTTAAGTCTTCTAAACAATCTTGTTCATAGACGCTCGCTAATTTTAGTAGTTTATTGATATCCAGCATGGTTCATTATTTTTTGGTTTTAATTTTAGTTTTTGGCATTTGACCATCAATAAATTGGGCCTTAATGTCTAGAGAATCTGAACTTCGTAGGAACATATCTCCAATCATTCCATTTCCATCGATTTCATTAAGCCCCCTAATAGCTCTTTCGCTAATAAAGACCATATTTCCTAATTGCATCTTCTTAGTTGTTGGACTAAGAAAAACAGAATTTAATATTAGGCATTCTCTATAAGCTCCAACTACTTTTCCACAAAAAACTGCTGGATAAGCCGTAGAAACTTGCTCAGTACTAACATCTTCGTATGTATCGCCAAGATAAAGTTCAATAAATTTGCCAGTAAAGATTGTAGCTATAAACTCTGCAAAAGTTTTAACCCTATCTTTGTTGCATTCCTGAATTGTATCTGCAATAAGTTCTTCGCTAACCATCTTTTTCCTTAGACAAATTTAAGCAGGAATTTCCTGTGTTGAGTGTTCGCAGATATTATATCTATTTGCTGATAAGATGACTTTTTATTCATACTGAATTGAGTTTTAACTTCAATTCCGCCAATTTTTATTGTAGCTGACTTAAATGCCGCAGCTAATGCAGATGTTAATTGCTTTACTGTCTCAAAACAATCATTAGCAGGGCCATGAATAGCGCACTCTACCTCTACAGTATTATCATCAGTATGAATTGAACCAGTAGCCATTAACTCTTCATCTAAGGCCGCGCATAAAATATGAGAAAATTCTACCGCATCAACAAAATTAGCAGCTTTAACACTAATAACTAAATGATTAAGTGGCAAATATTGCTTGTATAGATACTTATTAAGCTTTTCTGAGGCTTTAATTTTATCTAAATATTGCGTAATCGTAGATTCAAGTCCGGGCACGGTAGGTGCAACTGGCTTTAGAGGCACACTTTTATCTTGCAATGCTTTATATGGATCAACAGTTTCACGATGTTGTTTTAGATATCTTGTAATTATATCATCTTTATCAGTAGTCATTGTTCGGCTCTCTTTACCCGGCTTATAATTAGTAGCCTTTTGTATTTCTATAAGCGCCTTCTTATATGGTAAACTTTGTTTAATCTTATCAACTTGTTTCATCATATCGCCATAAGTAATTGCTCCCTTTTTATCTTTATCGAATAATGGGTTATATTTATAGGCATTACTTTCTTGGGCAGCAGAAATATGCATTCCAATATCGTAATATTTCTTACTCCATTTTTGACCAGTTTTAGGATCAGTAACTATTGCCGGCCTTGCCTCAATAAAAGCTGTGCTGGGATTACCGGCTTGAACACCAGGAAGCTTTAGAGATACTGGCCAAAAATTTGCACAATAATATTGGGCAGCTGAACTGATTGGTTTGCCACTTAATTTGGTAAAATTCTGTACAAGTTTTTTTACATAATCTAATTGCTGCTCGCCATTTAGTTTGGTAAAATCTTCCCAAGTACCATGAAATCCAAGTCCAGTTAAGGTATCTGGCATAAATCCAACTAATCCAGAGCCCTTGAATTTTTGCTCAACAGCTTGTGGATTCATTCCAGATTCTGAGATCATTACAGCGATCAAATCTTCTGGTTTCATGCCAACTTCAGATGCCATCTGCACCAGTTTAGGATAAAAATTAGGGCCAAGATTAGCCATGATTAACCTCTAATTTTGTTAGCGATTTTAAATAGCTGAATAGAAGTAGATGGATCTGTTGCCTGAATAGATCTTGCATATTTAGCAATATACGCTGCTAAAAGAATTGGATTTTCAGAAGATAATGATTCCAATGATGCTAGAAACTTTTTATGAGCCATTACACTTCTTTTAGTTTCAGGTATCGTATCTTCTGGCATATCAGGTGGACCTGTTACAACAGTAGGTGGAAAGTTATCAACTGGTGCAAATGGCGGGCCAGCCAATGGTGGCTGATTTAAAATAGGAAATGGTGATCCTCTAGGAGGGATAGGCCCCATTCCAGGAGAAAATACTGTTGGAGAAACTGGCGAAACAACTGATGGCTTTACTCCAGCTGGAGCACCATCAAAAACTTGTGGTAATGGTCCGACTTGATCTGTCTTAGGTAATCCTTCAACAGGTACATCTTGTTTCCCAAGTTGAGCAGCATCTGGTGCTGGAACTGGAATTACTAAATCAATTTTATCTAAAAATCCCTTAACATTTGTTGCATAAAACTCTTTAAAGGATTTATCATAAGCTTGATATACTTTAGTTATTTTATCAGCTGATTTAACATAATCATCTATATTTCTTGTGGCACGAGCAGTTGCCATTTCTTTAAGAGAAGAAATTACTTGAGCGAGTATTCCCTCAGACTTTGTTTGTAGCCTATTTGCATCATCTCTTAATTTTCCAACTTGTTTTGGATATCGCTTTTCCCAGGCTGCAAGAGCGCGGCCTCGTGGGGTGCCAATATTTTTTAAGAAATCTACAATTCCGCCTTCTTTAATAAGTTCCAGTTGTTGACGACGAGCAAATCTAGTTTTAAGAGAATGAAGTCTTTGTTTTTGCTTATCACCCAAATCTTTAAATAGAAATTCGTGATGAACAGCATCAACATCTTGCTCTAATTTTCCTATTTGCTGAGTAACATCTAACAATTTTTTATGAAATAAACTTAGATCAGCTATAGCCGACATATATTCGCGTCTATTAAGATTGGATTTTGACTCTTTAAGAAGTTGCTTTAATGAAATCGCCTCTTCTCCTGGGTCGCCAGCTCCAATAGGAGATCCAACTACAAGAGATCTAATTTGATCGTCTTTAGCTCGCAAGCTTTCCATGACCTTCTTAAATTCAGGATTAAAAAACTTCTCAGCAGCAATGCCACTGATATTAGTCATTTCTCTTAATTTATTGAGGATGCCTTGTTCGCCTTTTTTGGCAGTTTTTTCCATAGTAAACCCTTCATTTGTATAATAGTCCGCAGATAAATACTAAATTATACATAAGCACTAGATACTTATCGAATTATGCCGGTTTTGCTGGCGCTGGAGGAGGGCCACCACTTGGAGGTGGTGGGGGTGGAGGTGGAGGACCGCCACTTGGAGGCATTGGAGGTCCACCCATATCTAATCCTGGTAATCCGCCTCCTGGAGGGCCAGCGCCTGGACCACCAGCAGATTCACCTGGAAGTGGTGATTCACCACCTGGAGCTGCTCCTGGAGCCACTTCTACTTCTGGAATTTCATCTTCTTCATCCAATGCTCTAAGAGCATTCAAGTCCATAGCTGCTAAGGCTGCCTTTTCTTTTACATTAATAGCTGCTTGAATAGATTCTTTTCTCATCTTACGAATCTCATCCTCAAATTCAAGACCTAATGAACGATATAAAGTATGAACAGATGCTCTCTTTGCTTCGCCTTCACCTTGAGTTAAAGTAACTAAAGTATTAATATAATCGCCTGCATCAAACAGAGACATATGGTTCCAATCTACCTCTGGAACAATAAGCTGCTTCTCGCCACCCGAGTAATCATAAAATCCTTGGATTTTAGAAATTGGAGCAAAGATCTTTCTCTTTAACCATGTTGACATCATATTGCGGAATTGCATGTATCGTTGTCTCAAAACATCAAGAGCAACACCGCCATTTGCATAAGTAGTATCAGCTCCACCATCCATTAATACTGGTGGAACTTGTAAACCAACATATATTTCTTTAATAATTTGAGTAATATCTCCAGAGATATCATAGATACCTTGACCATATCCTACGCGCTCAACTGCAATGCCTGCGTGAGTAAATATCTTAAAATCCTTATCGTATTGAGCTTCCTCAAAAACATTTCTCCAAGCATCTAAGTCTGCAAAAGTTGGATGCAAGCCTTCTGGGCCATCAGTTCCAATTTTAACCAATGTTAATGGGTTAATCATGTTATCGGCTTGAGCATATTTAGACTCTCTAAGCTTATCAAATAACATTAATTGACGAAAAATACAGACTGGTAAGCCTGTACCACGAATCTCATAAGGGCTAATTCTGCGGGCTAAATGAGATACATGGAAATTATCAAGTGGAATATTTTCACCGCGCTTAACGGAATCGATAATATGATTATTTAATTGTTTGCGCTGCTCAATGTCGGTTGGACGATTAGAGAAAACAATTTTCTTTAGATTTTCATCTGGACGCAACATGATTATTGGCTCATTTGCAACTACAGTGCGCTTAACGATCATATAATCTGGGTTCTGAATAAGTAATCTGCTCCATTTGCCACGGCTTTCATCAAGCTCTGCATAAACAAATGACTCACCTAATAGCCAATATTCTTGTGCAATTTGCACACATATATTCATTAAATCAATTTCTTCAATCATATCATTGAAAAACTTTTCAATATCTTTATTAGGACATTTGATATTTAATTTACTAATTGGATATGTGCTATGAAGATTAATAGCATTATGAACAAATGGATTTAGTGCATAAAAGCTGCGACACCAAGCATTAATGGTGGCCCTATCACGAGGTAAATTAAGATTTGAGTTTAACCAAAGTGGCGAATAAACTTCTGGAGTTTGCTTTACAGTATCTCCGGAGCCGCCTCTATAACTGCCGCCAGAACTACTAACTACTTGGGCGTATTTATTAACACCAACAGATGAAACTACGCGACCATTTAGCGTTGAACCCTCATCTTTAGTTGATGGCCCTGAACCATCTCTAAATAGGCCTTGTTCAACTTCAGTGGCAATTCCTTGGCGTCTAATGTCAGAGACTGTTTTAGACATTAATGAACTAACTTGTGGCAAATTAGACCTTGATCCTAAGTATTGATCAGAGTTAGAAGGTCCTACCCATGTTTTTTGAGCTTTATTAACAACCATGTATCCTCAATTTGTTTCCACGCCCTCTACTATACTCAAGTAATAATATATCAGTAATATAAGTATTATTAAAACTTGCGCGGAATAAACCCAGTAATAACAAGTGGTTTATTGCGGCTGGCAAATGTTGCCTGCTGAAGCATAGGGTTATTATTGGTAAATCCCTTAGTAACTATAAACTTATAGGCTATGTATGCATTCAATAATGCCATAAAACCATCGTTTGGGGTACTTCCTTTTACATAATGAATAGATGGATCGCCACCCATTTTAGAAATAGATGGCTTAATCTCCATACTACAGCAGTGATCAATTAACCACGCCATCTTCTCAAAACTCTTCCAAGGAAACTTAATCATACCCTTTTTCATTTGTTCATATAATTCGCCGATATAATAATCTCTCTCAAAAATAATTTCTTTTGGAAATGCATCGGCCGTGAATTTTACATGGCCATTTATTTTATTATGGGCTCTAGATACTAAATACTTATCTCCATATACTTGATGTAATAATCCAGAAAAGTCATTAGAATAACCAATATCTCCAACAGCTAATTGAATACTATATTGTCTCATTAACTGATCAATAATTCCTTTTTTAGCTTCCATATCATTTCGCTTAAACTTTGTAGCATATTCAATATGCAATAAGCCGGGGCCCTTACATGATAGAACTACTGCCGTACTAAAAGATTGGCCAGCAGTTTTTATTTTATCTGGATTTGCAAGTTGCTCTAAGTCAGCACGGGCACCATAGTCGATTCCTAGTACCACAATCTCAGAGTTATTATCTCTATTAGGTCCGATACGAGCGCTAAATCTTCTATCATCAGCACAAGCCGCTTTTATTTCTTCTGGAGTAATTGGACTTGAATCGCCTTGGAAAAACTCTCCAAGAACTTCATTCATAAATACGCGTTCAGTATTAATTGGATGTTTTCCTGGCAACTCGTTATCGATTGCTTCTCGTGTAAACATAGGCATATAAAGCTGATTAATATGAAATCCAATCATATCAGATTCTTCTGGCTCCTTAAATGCTACCCACTTGCCGCGCTCCGCTGCATCTAATTTATTTTGCTCTTTGCCGCAATGAGTGCATTTAACAATCATACCATGAATCCAAATCTTCTTCCAATCATCAGAGTCTGGAGTATAAAGTGGGAAATGTTTTAGACATGACTCACAGCCTAAATAATAATATTGCTGAGAAGATGTCTGCCACATTTTATGAAAATCTGATCCCTTGCGTCTTGGAGTTCCAAAGAAAATACGAACGCCCTTAGATTTTTCACCATATTTGGCGGTTGTTAAAATCTTAAGAGCGTTTCCGATTGCCTGGCCAGTAGTCTTCTGAACCTCATCAAAAAAAATAATATCAGCTGTACGACCCATGATACGGTCAGCGTCAAGTCCAGTTGACTCTACCCATAAATGGTTTCCACCAGTAAATTGCTTAAAATGTAAAGAATCATTAGTTGCAGCGGACTGATCTAATAATGACTGCATATAAGATTTTGTTTTTGCTGACTTATTATTTTCATCCGTTGGCATTGGCATAGAAGATAAAATCATCTGATTCAATTTTGTTTTAGAGTAGGCCGCTGCTAATTCAAGTTGGGGGAATGCATGAATAATACGGATAGGTGGCTTATCACCTACTCCGAAAATGCCGGAACCCATGAAATACATCTCTAGGGCGCTCGCCATCGTAGTGGCTCCAACCTGACGACCTTTAACGATAATAACTGGCTTGGCAGTCGGCTCTAATGCCTTAATTCCAATATATCTGTAAATTTCACTAAAGGGGCGATATCCATTTCCGCGAATACGAAAGGGCTTTCCATCCAATATTAGGTAATTTTCACAAAAAAATACTGGGTCAATATTAAGTAAATCTTTCTTGAGCTTTAAAAATAAATCTTTTTCAGTAGTGTAAGTCATGGATATATTCTAAGATATTGCCATGAAAAACACAAATAAAAAAGCCGAAAATAAGATTTGTAAAGATTGTTTAATTGATTTGGATGCCAATAATACAAATAAATACAGTTTTGAACACGGAAAATACCTATGTAAATCATGTGAAAAACATCGTTCTCAAAAAAAATATATTGATAGGAAAGAACTCATTAGGGAGCAACAGCGTATTTATGATCTATCTGTTAAAATAAAAGTAATAGAGGGGTATGGCGGCAAATGCTCTTGTTGTGGCGAAGTTGCTCTAGAATTTCTCACAATAGATCATATTAATAATAATGGCGCTGAAGATCGTAGACAAAATGGTAAAAAGACGGGCGGCAAACTTTACCGCTGGTTAATTAAAAATAATTTTCCTAAAGAGGAATATCAATTACTTTGCTATAACTGTAATTGCTCAAAAGGATTTTTTGGATATTGTCCACATAATAAGCCAGAAATTATAGTTTACCCTACTCGTCCAAAAAAGATTATATCTTAGCTGGAGTTAATGATAAGAAGGCATCAGTATTTGATGCGTCAATGTCTCCTGCAGAATCACTATCATGATTACCCAAGTGATTATAGTTGGTAAAGTTATCTGGATTATTACTTTTCTCTTTTAAGTTTTGCCCGCTAACTTCTATAAGTAATTTTGGATCTTCCCAGTCTTGTGCATCAGATACATCATTTTGATGAATGGATCTTAGCTTATCAATAATAGCAGGAACAGGTAAATTGCCTCTAGTACTTTTTATATAGTTTTCTAAAGTTGTTTTAATTGCTGGATGTTTCCTAAATACCATTGGAACTTTCTTATCAATAGCTTCTTGATTATCCGAAGCAACTACTTTTTTGGCCGAGGGCTTCTCTGCGGCAGTTTCACTAATTTTATTTAGATATGCAGTCAAACCGCTTCGTTCCTGCATGTCTTTAACGGCAGAATCAACGGAAGTATATTTGGACTTTCCATTCATAATGGTATTGATCTGATCAAATAAAGACTCTTGAGCTTTTGGTTGCACAGCGTCCTTTAATAAGCTCTTTTGGAATTGTTTTAGCCAGTGATCTTCACTAATTGACTCGTCAGATTGCCTCGAAATTACGGGCAAGTTTCTATTGTTTCTACTCATAATTATCCTATGTAGTTAGCTGCCCAATCCATATTATCGCTGCTGCTAATTTCAACATCTTGATCAGGCATGAAGCCTCGATCTTGACGGACTGCATATCCCATATCTGCCATTAACTGCATTACTTCTGCTTGCTCACGATCATTTAACTTATAGAACTTAACTTGCCTCTCATATAAATCTTCAATATCATGTCCGGCTGAAACCATACCATTAATACAAACTCTAGCAATTCTAGAAATCAATAGTGGAACAGTAATATAAACACCTTGAACGCCAGTAATTTTCTGAGCTTCTTTTACAAGTCCATCAGCAGAGAACTCAGCCTTCTTCTTACGGCTCTTTTTCTTGCTTGTCTTAATTTTATCAAGACGGTCATGTAGTCTTTCAATACCATTATCAATTATGGATCTAACTTTTTCAATTTGGTTTGCATCTAATTCACCATCAAGATCTAATCTCATGGCTTTAGAAACTTCGTTGTCTAATCTTTCAAGATAAGCGACGGCACGCTCTAGGCCTGCTGTATCATAACCGGAGTGCTTTGGAACATCATCACAGCGCTCTTTGACCCAAGCAATAAATCCCTTTGGTCCGCGTTTTGCCCAGTCCCATTTCTCAGTTGCTTTAGTCTTAGCAGGATCTTCATCAACTGCTTTAGCGGTATCAGTGTCATGCTCTGAAACTTCAAGTTCAGGCTCTGGCTCTGGATCTTTAGTTCCTGGTGGGGCTCCTGGCAAATCCATTACAATTTCAAGATCTTGAGGATCCTCATGTACTACCATTTCATGAGAATGTTCTTCATGTTCTGGGAATCCAAGTTCTGCTGGAGAGTCGGAAACTTCCAATGGAATCAATGACATCCCATCACCTGCCATTGGTTGACCCATAGATGGATCGACAACTATTAATTCTTGTGCTGTTGACTGTAATGACATTTAGGTACCTCTAGAGTGTTTTTACACCTTGTATGCATATATATGTAGTAATATCCGTTGTTTTATATGTTCCATTTATCTTCATAACTAGTGATTCCTACATCAGTAGTACCATAAAATGGATTAGGATTTGGATCTTTTAATTCTTCATCTGGCAAATCTACACCATCTGGTAGGCCAAAAGTGCCATGAGATAAGTACTTATCTAAAAGTTTCTCAATATGCTCCATATTTTTTGGAGCCTCTCTTGTCTCACCTTCAGTATAATCTCTTCCAAAATCAAGGGCTGTTGGAGGTTTATCTTCAGCATCATCCTTTGGTAGATATTCATCTAAATATCCTCCCATCAAATTGGCCTCACCTACTGGATTACCACCATCTTCATCAGTAGGTTCAGGTGCAGTTATAGCAGGATCAGTATATTTATCTAATGGAAAATCAATATGATTGATATCTTTATGCATTAGGGCCGCTTGGCCGTGCGGAGAGCTTTCTCTAAAATCTTTTACACTATCATATTTATCCATATTATCATATAGGCCTTTTCCTAAATCATAATTAGGGCCAGCCATCTTGATAATTCTTTCTAAAATAACGGTACGAGCTTTGACAGATGGATTCTTTTTAGTAATTTTGCCGTCATCTTGTTTCCAAGAGTCATCGGCCTTATACTTATCCTTCATTTTTTTTCGTTTAGCATCTAAAAATTCCGAGACGCTTTTATACTTTTGCATCGAGTGATAACCGGCACCGGGGCCAATGTGATCGAATCCAGGAACATCATACAAATCGTAGTTGCGATAAAATGGTTCCTTGAAGCGAGGCTGAACCACAAGCGCTGGCTCTGACTTATACTTTTTTTTCTTTGGAGTTGGTTCGTTAACGCCACCACCACCCTGAAAATAACCTACTTTAGTTGATTGCTGAAGGCTCTTCATATAATATGGCCTTGCTACCTCTGTAATAGGAATATCTTTCCATAATCCCATTTTGGTAATATAATAAGCCGCCTTATCAGCATCTCTATTAAATGCTTCATTCAGTTTTTCTGCCAATGTTTTTTCACTGGAAATTTTAACTGATTGTGGATTTTTTTGTACGAACTCTATAATTTTAGGATCAATATCAAAATCTAATTTAGATGCCAAATATATTGCTCTAATAACTCTATTCTTATTTGTTGTAAGAGTTATTTCAGGAGATAAGCAGGTTCTAATTACTTTATCTTTAATATCATTAAATCCATTTCCTGTTGGATCAACTAAGTTCTTTAAGTCTATAGATAACAACAATGCATTGCAAGTGAAATCTCTACTGAACATTTCTTTTTGCATTTCAGTTGGAGTCTTAATTCCTTTTGCATTCAGTAAGCTGTCAATATTTGGAACATTAAAATTGGAAGAAAAGTCCATCTTAAAATTACCAATATAAATAGAGCTATGACCATCTTCGTGGCTACGACGAGTTACATTGTATTTCTTAGCTAGCTCGCCGCCAAATTCCTGAGCCAGGTATTGCACAGTTTTATCGCCAGTGGTAATATCTAAATCTGAGATATTATCTATGCGTTTCATCAGCCTATCTCTTGGAGTTCCTCCACAAATATAAGGCGCAGAAGTGCCTAACTTCTCCTGTATTCCCTGCATTTGTTGAAGCAATTCTTTGAGTTTCATTCATTTTCTTAGGCTGGCGGAAGTGGAGCTTTCGGAACTGGTGGCTTCGAAGTTGGCGTAACTGGAGGAGCTAAATCATCTTCAATTTCAACTTCTGGAGTTTCTTTGCCCTTGTCAGCTAATTCCATATTTTCTTGATCTTTTCTCATTTGTTTTCTAGACTTTTCTTTTGCAGCATCATCTTCAAGCTTGCCCTTAAGTCCGGCTACTTCTGGTCGATCAATATCGCCACCCTTAAGATCAATATCTTTGGTATCAATAGCTCCACGCAATTTAGAAATGATATCCTCTACACGAGTAGAAATATAGTTGTTTGATTCGAGTGCCTTATTAGTTGCTTCAGATAATGATGGGAAATATGAAGCAAGTCCAAGGCTATCAAGCATCATATCAACGATACCAAGTTGTCTTGGAATTTCGCGAGTCTTGAATACTTTGGCTAAATCTTCTAATTTAGCAACAACATCCGCAACAGTAATATTAGAAAATACTGCATCTACCTTGGCATCAAAATCGCTGGTGTTAGCCTGTTCCTTTGGTTTTGGTATATCGTCTTCTGTAACCTCTAATGGCTCATCTAAAGGCTTTGCCTTTGGCTTAGCTGTAGGGGTAGCGGGCTTAGGTGCCTTGACTGGTGCAGATGGATCTAGAGCTGCTGGAGCGGGTGAAGTTGTCATAGGCTCATCAATTGGTGGAGGCATTTGAGCTTCAGTTACTAAAATACCAGTATCAACATCTAAAACATCAATAGTATCTTCTACTTCTAAATTATCTTCTGCATCTGAACCGTCAGTTGGAGAGTTTGGGCCTTCATTTAATCCAGCTAAGAACTTTTCAATTCCTGGTGGAGTTGGAGATGTTTCGTTAGCAATGCTCTCTGGAGCTGCTGAAGATGGAGCACCTTGTGGCATTCCTGGGCCAACAGATGGTAATCCGCCTGGGGCTCCTGGATTTCCTGCTCCAGATGGATCACCTGGAGATGCTGGGATTAATGCTTCAGTGCCACCTGGCTTACCTTTGGCTTGTTCGCCAGATGCAGCAGGAGTTTGTGCAGCTGAATATAATACATTTGCAGCTTTAACAAATCCTTGCTTATAAAGAACATTTCCTTCACGAACAATCATATCTTCATATAATCTTGTAGAAGAGCTAATCTTATTTACCATATGGATTTTCTTCTTTAATTGGTAAATAGATTCAAGAAGTGATTCGAACTCTTTTCCAGAAAATGTATGACCGTCTGGAGAGCGCAGCAATTTTTCGGCGGAATCTAATCGACCAATAATTTTGTTTCTTTGCTTCTCGATAGTCTGTCTTTTTTCTGCATCGGCTCCAGCACGCTCTTTGGCAAAATCGATATCTTGACCAGTAGCGGCATGTGTATCCTCAGTTGGCTCTGGATCCTTTTTTACTTGCAAAAAATAACCTGGGCCCATTGTAGGGTTTTCATACCATAGTTGTGCGAACTTATATTTCATATGATCTCCCGCTTCATGAAACTTGACCCAATTTAAGAAATCAAAAGTCTCCATTATATTCCAGCCAGAAGTTACTTGGCGAATAGCTTTTACTCTGTCAGAGCCTTCGCTTTCTTTGCCATAGATTTCACTAATTGCTTGTAGCCATTTTTGAGTATTATGCTGTCCTGGGATATGCATATATGAATCATTATTAGGATAAGCGGCTTTACCTAAATCTAATTTAGTAATTTTAGATGGATCAAACTTACTATAATCAATTCCATGATCATCAAAAAACTTCATTAGTCTTTCAACATCTTCTCGTTTATCATCTGTAATTTCCAAATCTTCGTCCTTATATGAACGAAAATCTATTAATGGATCATGAGATGGTTTCAGAGATTTCATTGATTGACTTTTTGGTTAATTGTTTCATTAAGTAATTTAGCTTCTGCCATTTTCATATCTTGGGTAGGGCCAGCATCCTGAGTTGGAGCCTTTAGTTTTGACATTTTTTCATTAAAAACCTCTAAGAAATACATAGATGTCTCTAAATCCATTTGTGACAAAACTTCCTTGATTACATCATGAAATACCGAAATATGCTGATCTACAACTTGCAAAGTTACATTGTGTTGGATGATCTGATCTGGGGTAGATTTCTCTTTCCATTTATGATACTTGTCAAGAAGATTGCCAAGAATATCAGCATATTCTCCGAATAATCTATCTATTTTAGTATTAATATTGTTAGGGTCGGCCATCATGGTATCGAATACCTGGGCCATACGCATCTCTACATTTACGGCCATAGTGCCCATAATAGTTTCAATATCTAATTCTTTATTAGCCACTTTAAGTAAAGCATCTTTATATGTAGGATTACTCTTAACATCTAATGCTAATTGATCTTGTGTACTAAGCGCTATAGAAGTTTTTACTTTAGATAAATCTACCATCATATCATTATAGAAATCTAAATAATTATCTTGGAATGACTTAACATTTTTTTCAGTTAAAACAAACTTAACTTCACTTACATTAGTATATTTTGCTTTAAGCCAATCATGTACATCAGTTGGTGATATTCCAATTACCAACTTTGATATAATTTCATCTTTATCTGGATGCTCCAGAATTTTTTTGTACATTGGCTTGTTCATTAAGTTCCTTCATTTATTATATACCTAAAGCTTTTATAGCATTTTGGACGCGGGCATCAATAGCTACATCATTTGTGCCATCTCTATCCAAACCATAATATTCTAATGGCTCATAAATATCTTTAATAAGTTTTACTTTTAATTGTTCTCTTTTTGATCTTAAATTATGAATATTTTTTTCATCTGAAGGAATAATCGTATGCATTGTATCTTCATTAGATTCAGCATACTTATTAGAAAATTTATTTAAGAGCTTAAGGACACTCATTTATTATATCCAAGTCTTCCTTCACGCGTATCGAATATATTATGAAAAGGTATATTTAGAGCTTGAGTCTGTTGCGCAACATCGCCACCAGGAACTTTGACGCCATTATTTAACTCAAAACCAGTTTCATAATTATATGATTTCTTATCTAATTCGCACTGCCACATGTGCTCTCCAACACGAGCAATCTGAACGCCTGGATGATCTGGACAATATCTGCTGCTTAATGGAGCCTCTAAAATCTTATAGACTTCAGTCATCTTGCTTTTTTCAATTGCCTTCTCAGAGTCAGCAATCTTATTATAATCTCTAAGCTCTTCACGAGGAGCTTCGTACTTTTTCTTTAACTCGATAAGTCTTTGATCTTGTAAGTCTTTTCTCTCAGCATAAGCATTTGGTGGGGCAGCGATTGACATAAGAAGTTCATCAAGAACAGATGCCTGCTTCTTTAATCCTGGATCGCCAGATGAATCGAAAGCGGCAGCTAAATTAGCTATACTGTCAATTGATTCTGGAGTAATAAGAGACTCTTCAGGAGGTTCGATATCGCTGACTTGATCAGCAGCATTCTTTAGAAGAGCAGCCGCAAGAATGCAATTCTCTGCTACTACTTTCATGCTGTCATCATGATATTCAGCAAGTAATAGTGCTTCATTGTCTGGGCTTTCAAGCCAAGATGCAATAGCTTGTAACATTTCTGCAATTCTCATAGGTACCTCTTTAATAATTTTTTTCTAAGAACAATACTTCCATTCTTACCAAGATGACGATCTCTATCTTTTTCTATCTGTTGTAGCTCTTGTTCACGCTGTAGATGTTTGTCGTCTCTCTCTTTTTGGAGTAACTCTAAACGCTGAGCCTCTTCATCTTCTGGAAGCCTATCTTCATTTTCTAAAGCTTTCTGTTTCTGAGCCTCTTGCATTTCACGATGCCATTCTTCAGCTGGAGGAGTAATATTCATAGCTTTTTGGAACTTGTCTTCTTCAGTCTCAAATAAAACTGAATTAGTTATTAATTTTCTCTCAAGCTCTTTTAGTGAGTCAGTTGCTCTTAAAACTTGGGCACCTGCTCGTGGCGTATGTCCTCTTTTAACTGCCCTAATCAATCTTTCTATTAGTGGTCTTAGCTTCATTTGCCCTAATAATTCAGAGTAAAATTCTTTATTATCTAGACCAAATAGAGCTGCCTTTGGATGCCAAGGAAATCTTATTAGCTCAGCTTCTGTCATTTCTCCTGGAGTTTGCTTGCTGTAACCACCAACTGATTTGGCATCAATTTCTGCCTTAAATTCTTTTGGAACAATTTTATTTAAGGTTCTTTTTACATTATCGAAAGCGGCTTCAGACATACGAATAAAAGTTCTAACTTTTACTGCCTGATGAAGAATAATGTTTTTAGCCGGCTTTGTAAGAGATCTATCAGCTAAAATCATTGCATTTTTAACATCTTCAATTACGCTATCTTTTAAATGCTTAGTAATTGTGAAGCCTTTTTGAACTGCTTCATACATTTCACTCGCGGTCATAGCTGGTTGAACTGAAAGATTTTTTATTATGTGAATTAGCTCGCGCATTAATTCAAATTCAAAACCTTTATTGCTTTTATCATTAGTCCAAGCAAGAATAGACTGATCTTTAACGTCACGGCCATCTAGCCAAGCATTTCTAAATGCTTTTAGATTTCTGCGAGCATCACTAAGTATTTTCTCTTCAGCAGAAAGTGGCTCTGCCGCAAAAGAATTAAGCTTATGCTTAAAGTCTAAATATCTAGCTAGCCTATCTATTCTCATAGATTACCCGAAAATCTTGGAATTGTTGAAAACTGCACCTTCGTAAGTCTCATCCATTCCTCTTCTGTATAGAGGGCGGCAATTACCTTCTTTGTCTTGATAAACCTTGTGAGCTGGTAATCCTGTGTGAGCGCAGATTGGGTGTTCACTAGTATTGTTTTTTATTTGGTGCGCACACTTAGTAACTGGAGTTGCATCCTTCTGAGCTAATCCTGCCATATAAACAGCGAAGCCAGTTGCATGAGCCTTAGTGTCTCCACAATTAGCTAATACATTAAGTGCATCTTCTGCTGTAGCATAGTTGCCTTCAGCTAATGCAGCCCTTAAGTTTTGTAGAACTTCACTGGCTCTTAGACCAGATTGAGGCGAGGCTGCTGCTGCGGCCTTAAAATCACTTGAGTTACTAACATACAATTTATCAATTCCTTCTTGATCGAATTGAGAAACTGAACCGTTACATAACATTAAGCTAGGCTTAACTAATTTATCATTAGCTATTTTAACTGGAACGAAGAAACCAACTCTACCTGCATCTAAAGATACATTATATAGAATGGTTGTTGTATCACTCTTAGCAACAGTTACTTGTGGATTTTTGTGACCAAAACCAGTTAATTCTCTTGAAATATGTTCGGCAGCAGTCTTAACCATATTGACGCCAAATTGCCAAACAGCCTGTCCGCTTGCTGAAGTAAATTGATCTTCAAAAGAAGAGAACTCATCATATTTTGGAAGTTGAACATCTTTCTTAGATGCTTCTGCAACTTTCTGTCCAACGATTGAGTTTTGGAAGAACTCTGATTTACCTTGGCGTGACGCAGTAAGTTTTGTTAATGCAATTTCAGTGTCGCTAACTTCTCTGTTTTCAGAAACGGCCGCAGTTAATACTGATAAAATGCCAGTGGCGCTAAGTTGTAACTTAGAGCCAGCTTGAGTATTAAGATAAGTTTTGATGGCAGTGTGGTTTAATTCTTGTGGACCAGTATTTCCCATAAATACGGCAGCTTCTGAAACCTTGTTGTTTCTAGTTTCAACTGGAACAAATAAGCTAGTTATTCCTCTTGGAGTTTCATAATCAGCTTTAATAACTAAAAACTTATCATTACCATCATCTACTGTTAAAGTGGATGGTCTTAAGTTCCAAGCATCTAATGTTGATGCAACTGAAGATAAAGCCTTATCGGCTAATAGCTGCGAATACATCTTAAGTGGAGCATGTTTATCAAATACGCTTGCTAATGCATTTGCCAAAACTTGATCGCCAACTTCATAAGTATTAACTTGAACAGTTTCATCTCTTGGCATCAACGTTGGTGTTGGAAGAGATTCAACTAATCCAAGTTCATCTTGAAATAATTCAGCAAACTTAGTGTTACGAGTGTGAAGTTTTTGATAAAGCCCCTTAAGATCCGCCTTACGAATAAAAAGAGTATTATTAGATGCCATCTTGCTAATTACGCGAGACATGGCCCCAATAGTTTGATCGCCTGGATAAGCAACCGTTGCTTTAGCTAATTTTGCAGCTAATATTGGAGTAGCAATTCTACCATTATCATCTACAGACTTGGCTAGAGAGTTTACTAATTTTTGTATTTTGTCGAGGCTCATTTTTAGTACCTATTCTGCAATGTTAGACCAACTCTGGGTATTTACTTAATACCTCTTTTTTAGCTGATTCTGGTAATTCATTAAGAAGAGCTTTGACTAGTCTCTTGTTAGATGCCAGCTTAGAGGGTAGATATTCTTCCACTTTATAAAATTCTGAGTAAGGAATGCCAAGCTTGCCAGCGGACATTCTGACTAGCGGATCGCCTTTATATGAAATTTGTAAATCACCAGCAGTTTTATTAAGAGAAACTTCCCATAGGGCAGTCTTAACCTCTTCTTCTGTCTGGTATAATGCTACGATGTAATCTCCATCATCAGCGCTCTGTACTTGCCATAAATCTGCGGACTTATCACTGTCCTTAAATCTAACAACATCAAAAGCAACAGTTTCAAGCTGGTCTTTTACATCACTAAGCTTATAAGCCTTTTTGTATATCTTATTAGCCAAACCTGAGTAATCTATCGAGTTTTTCATAAAGCTCCTGCGGGACGCTGACAATACCACTTTAATGATATGAGAATATTAGCAATATTTTAGCCTACTTTAAGTAAGTGTCCCTAAAATACTATTTTATTCCCAAAAAATAAGGCCCGCCTCATTATTAGTGAGACAGGCCCTATATTAATTAGGTTTTTCTATCCAAACACGCTTGCCATCTATAACTTTCCAAGTTTTACCAGTAAAAGCTTCTTGGGCCTTTTGTATAGCTAACTTAGATGGTTTTCTGCCCTTATTAGCTTTAGATGTTTTTTGCTTAGATTCCTCAGAATGATACTTGCCCTTGAAATTAGTATTACCTTTATTTATATCTGATAGTTTTTGCCTAGTCTCTTCGGAAACCAATTTTCCTTTATGAAAATTACTTACATCATTCTTAAAATCTTCGGAACGTATTTTGCCAGTATTACCTTTGGAAACCTTATCACGAGTTTCTTGCGATACTTCATGTCCCATCAACTTTTCTGAAACTTTACGTTTCCATTCCTCAGTCTTAGGGGCGTTCATGCCACCTAAAGTTGCATTATATCCTTTGCCATTTTTAATAAAACTATCATACTGTGTAACCAATTGTGTTTCAATACAGTTAGCGTCATCTTGAGTTTTACAAGAAGCAATGATTTCAAAATCAAAATGCTCTAATCCATATTTAATTAGAGCATAATGAATTGTCTGAGTCGGCCTATTATTTCTCACAGCTCGCCTATGATCCGCCCAACGATGTTCATAGTTTTCGGCTTGACCGATGTAAACTTTTTGATTAATTTTATTTGTAATTCTATAAAGTGACCATATTTTCTGTTCCATTTAAGAACCTCCAATATAGTATATATCAGCGAATTACCATTTTTCGTCACGGCATTCCGCCATTCTAACAAGAATACTCTTAATAGCTTCATCGTTTTCAATTATCTTACGAATCTTCTTGCGCGCGCCACCATAGATCTTCTTACCATTCTTATAATCAACATTTCCGTTTAATGACTTAGTAATTGAACTTTGATTAACATTAAGCATTTTGGCAATCTCCATTTGAGTATATCCATCTGCATAAAGTCTAATTACTTCCTTTTGTCTTGGTGTTAATAGAGTATCAACAACTCTCCAGAATTCTTTCTTTAATTCTTCTTCAAGTTCCATTAAGTCCTCATTATACTCAAAGGGGTTAAGTCTTGCCGAGATACTATCTTCATTACAGAATGACTCCAACATTTCGTTCGAACACGCCGTTTCCAATAAGATGTACTGATAACGATCCGAACGATTCTGCCTTTTATTTGCAACCATATTAACTCCACAGTAAAGATTAGAGACTGAATCAGAATATATCAATGATAAGACTTTGACAATTTTAGAAAAATATCAAACTCTAACTTCAAACGACATAGAGTCGTCATTGCACTTAGTTAAGTACTCATCTATGTCTTTATAGCTTTCTGGTAAATAAAAATTCTGAATATTCGCAAGTTTGCCGAATTTGCCGACAGCTAATTTCCTCCCCTTGTTACCAGCTTCGTCATTGTCTAATAACAAAAATATGTTATCGGTGTATCTGCTAATGACAGAAAATTGATAGGAAGACATATTATTCGACCCTAAAGCAATAATATTTGTAAACCCTCGTTCTGATGCCTTAATTACATCAAACTGTCCCTCTACAATATAAACGCAGTTTTTATCTAAAATAGATTGTTTATTTTCATATAGTCCAAATAATAGATTACCCTTCTTAAATTGCTTAGTCTCTTTAGTATTTTTATATTTAGATATTCTTTTCTCTTTCATTTCAGTTGAGCCCAATAGCGTTCTACCTACTAAAGCCACTGAATCGCCATAATTGTTCTTATATGGAAGGATTAATGGATAATCCTCAAAATATGAAAAGCTAAGTTTGCGGGGACCCATACAATCTTCTATGTCCCTAGAATAGAATAATTCTGACTCACGCAAAGCGCTCTCACCAATCATATCGGTTAGAACCTTTAAATCATTCGTTCTCGGAAAATATCCAAATTGGAATTTCTCCTGGCTTTCTTTGCTAATTCGGGAGTCAAGATAATCCCTTGTATCTTGGGCTTCTGGAAAGTTTTTCAACAGAAACCTACAAGCTTCTACAATCTTATTCAGCATGCCACACTTCCTTACGTGGTATATTTCAAACGTCTTTATCTAAGTTCTTTAGCTTTTCCTTTAGCATATTCTTAAAAATAGGGCTAAGGTTGTCGAGTGGCTTACCGCACGCACCACATACTATATCGTTGGCTACCTGTTGGGGGCGCTCTTCTCTGTTACATTTTGCGCATTTTACAGAAAACGGTTTGGCTTGTTTTTGCCTATATTGCTTCATGCTTCTCATTTGAGATTTTACGAAATGAGTAAGGTTAGTAATTTCTCCATCGCAAAGAGAGCAATAAACCTTATTATCCTGTGGATCAAGATATGGTTCTTGAATCTTACCGCAACCTTTATTAGTGCAAAATGTAGAAAACGCCATTATATCATCCTATATTGTTAGTTAAGAAATCAACTAATTTATCAATTTCTTTGGGGTATATTATATTCAATATAACTTTCTGACTTCCCACATGATTGACACCTAAATGTGGAATAATTACTTCATCTTTATTTTTAGAATTTTGCTTAATCTCTATCTCTTTATCTCCAGATACTGTTTTAACAGTTTTCTTACAGCCCTTTAAGGCATCTAATAGAGATACTTCTAAATCACATACAACATTAGGGCCTTCTAATCTAAGACCTTCTTCCGCAATCACGCGCACATGCAGATGTACGTCTGTGTGCTGATCAAGATTACCAAAGCTTGTAACGAAATTACCCATACCGCCCAATCTCAAAACATTACTATCTTGAATACCGCCAGGAATAGATACATTAATTGCAGCCTCTGCATCTAATATTCCACGAGAGTTACATGTTTTACATGGTTCTGCCTTAGATCGACCATAACATTTATCACATGTTTGAACGAAAATCATATTCCCATTACGATTAGTAATCTGCCCGCGGCCACCACATTTGACACAGCCATTATTTAATGTAGTCTCACCATTGCCATTACAATCTTTACATTTTGTTTGACGATTAAACTTTAAATCCTGTTTACATCCAAACACTGATGCCTTAAATGAAATAGTAGTTTTTAACTCTATATTGTCTGCACTATGATATGCTTGTTGATTTCCAAATGGATTGAATCCTGCCTGACCAACATCACCAGCCCAATGTTGCGGGCCAGAAAATCCTGGCTCGGTATCTTTTCCAGTTGAAACGATTTGATAAGCCTCATTTATTTTCTTGAACTTGGCTTCAGCGTCAGCTTCCTTGTTTATGTCAGGATGGAATTTCTTAGTTAGGTCGCGGTACTTTTTCTTGGCCTCCTCTGGGGTGGCAGTCTGCGGAATTTCTAAGATTGAATAGGCTTCCTTAAGATTCATTTTTTCTTACCCTTACGCTTCACTTTATCTGTCAGAACAAAAGCATAATATAAAGCAACAGCAACGCCATCGGCCATATCATAACTTTCGACTTTTATCGCGCCCTTTTTCTTACCTTTGGTCGAACGCTCATAAGGGAATGTAATTTCTAAATGTTTTGCGACAAGCTCTGGCATATCTTCTTTTTTTGGAAAAACTTTATCAAATTTCAGACCGTGGCGAATAGTCATTACACTGAATAACTCGGGAGACTTCTTTAGATAATCATAAGCACATAAACTAATCATTCTATTAAAAGTTGTAAGCATTATAATTGTCTTAGCCGTACTCTTGCCTTGCATAAATTGAATGATATCTTCAATGCCAATATAATCTGGCTTTGCCTTATTTATGATATCTTGTATCTTATCTCTCGTATCTACCATTCTTTCAATAATAGTTCCAGTTTTAAGTGGTTTAAGATAAGCTGCTGTAATTAGATATATCTTACCATCATCTTCTATATCTAGAATGCTATATCCAATAGTTGCCGAAGAAATATCGAAGCCAAGTACTCTTTTAGTCATACTTGTAATATATCGAATAAAATAGAAAAGGAGACAAGTATTACCCTGTCTCCTTTTTACACCTAATCTAGAGGCAATTAGACTGCTGGAGTTTCCGCACCATATGCTGTGAAAGCATCATTCATCTCTTCGTCATCAGTCATGCTAACTGTTGCAGCTGGGGCCTTAGCAGCCTTTGCTGGTTTAGCTGCTGCTGGGGCGACAACAGTGCCTTCGACACCGTTAATCTTGTCAATTCTCTTTTGAACGAACTCAGCTGCTGGAGGAGTAACTCTGCGCTTCAAATCGTCCAAATCTGCATCATCCTTGATCTGTTGATCAGCGGCTGATAATGGCTCCTTAGGAAGGCCCTGAACGGTATAATAGCCAGTTGCTCCACCATTCTTATCAACGATAACGTTGATATCATATTTCGTTGGATCTCCGAAATGCTTAGTGTTTCTTGCAAGCTTTCTAATGTTAGAGAACACTGCAAAAGAAATGTCTAGAATCTTGTAAGTTCCAGTCTTGCGGCTGATTACTCCAAGTAGCCAACGTGGCTTGGCTTTATCTTCAGCTGCACAAAGCGGGCAGCTTCCATGAATCATAGAGCAAGATACCTTCTGGCCGAAACCAGCGTCTCCCTCTTTCTTGTACTTGTGTACAAGGTATTGGAAAGGTTGCGTAACAAGTCTTAACTCGTTGTCGCCTTCATCTAATCTTAAGAATAGATCCTTGTTGTTAACTTTCTTCTCTGAACCACTAAAAACATCATCATTCCAGGATACTTCACCAAATGTAGTCATCGTAATCTCCTACTGTTATTCATCTATTGTACATAAAGTACGTTTCTTATTAACAAATCGACCGTTATTCACTTTGTACGTTATTGTACAAACTTAACGAAACGAGTGCGCGCGTGATCTGTGGTACGACCGAATCTTACGCCAATTCCTCGGCTACGGATACGATTTGCCACTCTATTTATTACCACTCTAAGGGCCCCTGGGGATCGCGGTAGAATCGTTCTTTGCTTCTTGCTTAGAACTCTGTTCAAAGCGGTCGTCAATTCACTCATCGTGCCAATCCAAGTGCTCATCGTGTGTCTTCCTACTATCGAATTAATTCCACGAAAAACAACACTTTCTACATCATTTATCATAGTATTTCTACGAACGTTTCTCTTACTCTTTAATGCCATTTTATTGCTTGCTTTCTTATGTTTTTGGTATAATTATTTAACCAAAGTTGAGGGCTTATGTGCGTTGAATACAAGGCTTTTTACGCTGTGTACTCTATGCGCAGGAAAC